GTTCTTTCAATTTAGCCTTGACTTTTTATTTGCAGGCTCTATTAGCTATTGTATTGGATGATCATCTGAGGTATTGGATATTTGGTGAAGAAAAACCAAGATACAAGTGGAGGTAACGATGATGGATGAAAACCAGGTTTTAGAACTTGTGGAATTCTATGAAGATATGATTGAAAAGCAGGATGAAATCATAGTGAGGCAGAGCAGGTTCATCAAGAGCCTGGCAACCGAACTTTCTCATTTGCGAAATATACTGAATGTAGAGGCAGGCGAAGATGAAAGACTTGACGCAGGGATTATTGAAGAAGTAAAGGAAGAGTATGTAAGCATGAGGGAACCGTAGAGGTTCCCTTTTTTCATGGAGGTAAGGTATGGTGCATGCGAGAGACAGACCTTTTAGGCGTAACACATTGGCATCTATTAATGGCGAAAGGAGGTTCGTTATGCGAAAACTGGTGGACTGGTTGATCGGAGGTAATCTGGATCGGCTCTTAAAAGCACTCGGAGGGGAAGAGTAATGCTCGAAACATTTTGTCTATCTGTGCTTGGCAGCGGAGGGGTTGCCGGCATTTTTTTTGCTCTGATTCGTCACTATATTGAGCGGAGGCTCATGGAAGTGGAGGCGCGAGAGCAGGAACGCATCAAATATAAAATTGAACAGAGAAAAGCGGATGAAGAAATTACACATGCTACGGGTCGCGTGCTCTTTTGGCTACATCATGCAATTGTAAAAGGAGAGCATAATGGCGAGCTTGAAGAAGCATTTGAAAATCTTCAGCGTGCAGAAGCACACAAAAAAGAAATGGACAGAGAAGTTCTGGCCAAATACAGCATTGATTAGGAGGAATTACTTATGGAATTACTGAACTTTTTAAAACAGATTCCGTTCCCAGTATTACTGGTTGCGGTGTTAATTTTGCTTGTAGTGACTTTGGTTATTACGTTTCAGTATGCTAAGCATAAAGGATTGGAAGGTATCCGCGAACAGGTATACCAGCTTATACTGAGAGCGGAACATATGTATAAAGAATCTGGAACGGGACAGCAGAAATTGAAATGGGTTGTTCGGCAAGCGAGAGGATTATTGCCAAAGTGGCTGCAGGTGTTCGTTACAGAAGAGGCAATGATTAAAATAATTGAAAAGTGGTTTAGAGGCGTAAAAGATCTTCTGGATGATGGGAAAGTAAATCAAACTCAGAAATGATGAAGAGGGGCAGAATCCCCTCTTTTATGAAGAAAGGAGAACAAATGAACAGTAAGAACATTGATGTTTTGAGAAAAATCTTATATGCCGTAGAAACCGGTGGACAGGTCTACGGCAAGCAGAGATATGATGCTTTTATCGGTGCCGGAGCAAACACACCGAATGAAAAGGCAATCACTATCGGAGCAGGGCAGTGGTATGCGCAGGAGGCAAAACGGCTTTTGCAGGAGATTCAGAGAGCAGATCCAGCTCAGTTTAAAAAGATAGATACGCAGGGCATTGCAGGTGATCTATTACATAAAAACTGGTCCAGATATGCAATTTCTCCGAACTCTGCAAAAGCAAAGTGTATTATCAAGATTATCTCATCACCTGTTGGGATTAAGTCTCAGGACAAGTTGATGGAAACGCAGATCGAAGAATATTCTGCCAGCATTGGCAAAACATATGGATCCATGCCTGACAGTGCGATGATGGAATGTATCAACATCATCCACCAGGGTGGAGCGGCGGCACTGAAGAGAATTCTCAGCAAAACCAAAAAGCCATATACGTCCGAACGTATTTATGCTGCTCTTTGCACGGATCCGGCGGACAAGAGCAACAACAATCAGGTAGGGGATTACATAGGAAGGCAGAAAAAAGTTATCGAAATGATCCGGATGTACGCAGAAGATAAGGAGGTAGCAGATATGAGCCTGTGGAATAAAACGAAAGAGCTATTGGACAATCAGGTGGGATACCTGGAAAAACGCAGCAACGCAAATCTGGATAGTAAAACCGCCAATACCGGATACGGGAATTACACGAAATATTCCCGGGACGTAAATAATATGGGACTGATGGGATGCCAGGGACAGCCCTGGTGCGCGACATACCAGTTTTGGGGTTGTGTCAATATTTTTGGAAAAGCAAAGGCACTGGAAATCATGGGGAATGGGTTCTATAACTGTAATAGCGTTAAGGCTCATTCCCGATTAAATGGAACGTGGCACAGCACACCGAAGCTGGGAGCACTGGTTATCTTTCGGAATGGAGCACATATTGGCCGAGTTATCCGGATTGCAAATGGCCGGATCTACACAAATGAGGGAAACACATCTTCCGGCGGCTTGAATAATGTAGAAGCAAACGGCGGCTGTGTCGCAGAAAAAGTCTATACGGTTGGAAACAGCCAGATTGATGGCTATGTATGGATTGATTATGGAGCAGAAACGGAATCTGGAACTGAGGGTAAGCCGTGGAAGGCAACTGGGACAGCTACAGCTACAGTAGACAATCTTTTTGTCCGCACCGAGCCAAACGGCGAGGTGATCGGAGAGCTGATGATAGGCAACCGGTTCGAGATCAATGGAATCAAGGACGGATCCTGGACGCAGGTTAAGGTTGCTGGTATTGGCGTGGGTTATGTATGGACCGACTACATCCAGGTAGACGCTACTCCGTCCACAAAACCGCCGAAACAGGAAATTGCCAATAAGCAGGATAAAACACAGCGCCTCTTTGTCGGAAAAGTGACAGCCAGTATCCTGAATGTCCGGACATGGGCAGGAACAGAACATCCTCAGATCAAATCCTATCCGACTCTCAAAAAAGGAAATCTTGTAGATGTAATGAACTTTACCCAGACTGCTGCGGATGGAGGTCAGTGGTACTACATCCGGATTGCCGGAAAATACTACGGATTTGTCAGCGCTCAATATATTAAACAAAAATAAATCATAAAAGTGCTTTCTAATATTATCACTGCTTCAAAAATGTATTTTTGCTTTATAATATATCACAAAGTTCTATATCGAAAAACGATATTTTTTAACAAATTTTCTTCCGTTATATCATAAAGTGCTAAATTATAACGGAAGGAGCAATGGCATGATTAAAATTTTACTGTCAAAAAAGCTTGGGGAAATGAGGCTTACTCAGGCAGATTTGGCGAGGGCAACCGGAATAAGACCTAATACCATCAATGAGTTGTACCACGAGCTTGCAGAAAGGGTTAATCTGGAACACCTCGACTTAATTTGTGAAGCCCTGGACTGCGAGTTGGATGAATTGATTGTTAGGGTACCGAACAAGGAATCAGCCATAACCCACACACGCCAGGGAACTCAAAAACCCGGCAAAAAGAGGTAGTCGCTGCAACGGCTACCTCTTTTTAAAGAAACACACTCCCCATTCTTAATCCGTTTCTCTTAAGTTATATTCTAATGAATCATACAGATATTCTGTATCAAATCCCATGTCTTCATATCCCTGCAATACAGTTTCGATATAGTGCTTAGATGGCCTTCCTATTTTAGCTGAATCTGGCAACAGGTATATCATAGCCTTTTTTCTTGCACCGTATTTTGAATGCACAAATACATTTCTTTTTTTATAAAATCTTGGATAACCCTCATACAGATCAAGAGATTCTTCGTTTTTTCTATCAATATTCCAAACGGCAACCGGAACTCTACTTCCTGCCTGTCTTTTGACTGTCGCATAAGATCCTGTTCGGCTTCCTCTATATAGAAGTTTCCAATTTATCAGATATCCAGTGAAAGCAACTGTGGCTCCTGGACACCGGTATGACATTTGCTGTATATTCAAATTACTTCCATATGCTACATATAAACTCATATCACATATCCTTTCTCCCCGTCAAGCCGTTAGGTCAGCTAATTTATGATTAAGCTACATGATCTGCGCTTACGTTTTCGCGGAGCTGTTTCATCATGTGAAGTCTGCAGGTTTTAAATTCATCACCATAAAGTCCGAGTCTGTTTGTGAGGATATTATACATTAAAGTGACTTTCTTCTTTGAGATCGGAAGAGCACACGTCTGAACTCCAG